CATCGCGGATTGCGGCAAAAACCTCCTCAATCCCCGTCACCACATCATCGCGGCGGATCAGGTCGTTGCGGTTTTGCGCTTCAACCCGGCGCAGCGCCTCAAGCTCCAACAGCTTGCGTTGATCGGAGAGGCTCATCTTGCCGGGGGTGCCGCTGGCGCTTTCGCCGCCCAAGAGCGCGAGCGATAGCTGCGCCGCAGCCGTATCGCCGGCGGCCTTGGCGCTTTCCTCATCCGCCCGCATGGCCTGCATCCACGCATAGGCCAGAGACAGGCGGAATTGATAGGATCGCCCGTTTGCCCCGGCGGTCTCATAGGGCAGGGGATTATCGGGGCGGCGCAGCCATGCCGATATGGTCGTGCCGCTGACACCTAGCCCGGTCTCAAGTTGAGACTTGTTGACCAAGGCGTCGGGCACGCTTGAAGGCAAAGGGTGCGCCGCCACTTGGGCCGCCTCGGCGGCGGTGAGGGGGCGAAGATCGGATGCGTTGCCCGTCATCGCCGACCCTCCATTCCTTGCCCGATTGGGTGAGGGCGCGGCCTCGGCGCCCGGTCATCGGCATCCCACGTCATGGGCGCCTTTCGGGGGCCTTCCGCGCCCTCACCAAGCCGGGCCGTGCACGTCAAAGCCCTCCTTTTGCAGCAAGGCCGGAACAACAACCACAACCCAAAGCGCAAGCGCGGCCCCGGAGAAAAAAACCCACCCCCCACACGCGCGCGAATTACCCGTGTGCGATTTGGGGGCGAAGAACCTATCGGGCAGTGGCCACGGCGCGGCGCATGGCCCGCAGCATCGCGCCGGGCAGGCGGGCGGTGGCGGTCTTGGCGGCACCGGATACCAGCTTGAGCCGGGGCCTGTAGCTGGCGCCATCGGCGTAGTGCACCAGCAGCTTGAGGCCCGCGGATCGACCCTTGCCGGTGCGCTGGTAGATGCCGGCGGGCCGCCCCTTGGGTGCGCCCGAGAAAGTCTTGCGGCTGGCCAGCGCCCGGCCAACCGCGCCGCGGGGCATATTGCCGTATCGGTTGAGGCGCTGGCGCACTGGCACAAGGATGGCCCGGCGCTTGGGCCGGCGCTCGCCGCCTTCCTCCAGCCGTTCCAGATAGCCGGCCTGCACATCCTTGGCGAACACCACGCCAACCAGCCGGCGCTTTGATGCGCGGCGGATGGCAAAGGCTTTCAGGGTGAAGGGGGTGGGGCGGTCCAAACTGCGCCGCAGCCGCTTTTCCCAATTGCGCTTGATCTCGGCCAGCACCTCATTGATGGCCGAGGCCGTGGCAAAGGGGATCTGGCGCCGGGCGGTGTCGTTCAGACTGCGCTCAACCGCGCGGATGTTGTTCGAAATTCGGAAGTCCATTGCGGCCCTCGAAACGGCAAGCCCCGGCGGCGCTACAGGCGGGGGCCGCCGGGGCTTGCGAGGCTGTCATTGAGGCGGGGCAGCGAAAGGGCCGCCGCCGCGCGCACCTCTGTGACAATGCCGGGGGTTATAAATCACGGCCCGGCATGTTGCGTATTCTCGCAACGGGGGTCGGTCCCTCGGTGTATCCGCAACAGATGGCCAGCCGCTCGCCCATGTCCACGATTGCCAGCGTTGCGGCCCCCTGCGCCATCTCATTCGACGGGGCGGCGCCCGAGCGGTTCAGGATTTCACGCCGGCCCAGCCCATCGACGGCCACCCATTGCGCCAGTTGCCGAAGCGGCACGCGCGCCAATCCGCCGCCGCGGCGCATCCGGCGGGCATCTTTGACCGGCACCACCATCTCGCCGCCGGCGAGGGCGGCGTGCATGTGGCGCAGGCGCTCGGCGGCGCAGATCGCGCGAAGGGATGGCCCGCGCGCGGCACCACCGCCCCCGCCGCCGCCGGTGGGGTCGCTGGTGCCGCCCGAAGCCCCCACCGTCTCAACCGCCTCGGCATAGTCCAGCACCGCCGCCCGGGCCGAGGGGTTGAGAACCGCCAGCATCGGCGGCAAGGCGGTGCGCCAGATTCGGGCGCGGGCGGTGATCACCTCGGCCTCGCGCCCGGCATCCGATAGCGTGCTGTCGCCATCGACCTCACCGCGGCAGATCTCGGGGCGGGCGGTGCGCACCCGGCCCGAGCCGGGCAGGGCCACCTCGGTTTCCCATTCGAACGGGATGGCGGGCTTTGACGGCTGGCGCCGGGGTTTGCGTGCTTTGGCCATGGGTGGCCCCCTTTCGTGGTGAAGCGGGTGATCACCCCCGCATTGTTTCCGCCCTTTCGGCGATACATCGTCTTTTCGCGCCTATAGCGTGACCTCACCCCCTTCACCCCCTTCACCCATCCCTTTCTTTTCAATTAGTTGAGGGAGGAAGCCGGGGTGATGTAGTGGTGAAGAGGGTGAGGCGTTTTACCGAAACCGGCCTTTTCGCCCTATCCCTTCCCCGCCGGACTACGGCGGGGGCCGCTTTCCCCTCGCCCCGCTCGGGTGTCGGGGTGATCTTTTTTGCACCCCCTTCACCCGGGGCGCGGGGCGGGGCGAGGCGGTGCGGCGGTGAGGGGCGCGGGGCTCAAAAGGGCGGGGGCTCGGCGGGGGGCGGCGCGCCGTCAATGCGCTCGCCGGTGGTGCGTTCCACCAGATCGGCGGCCTCGGGTGCCCAGCGCAGCCCCTTCCAATGCGAGCGCCCGCGCACGGGGCCGCGCTCAAAGCCCTTTTCGACCATGATATCGCCCACGGTTTTCATCTGGTAGAGCTGCCGGCCCTCTTGCTCGCACCATGCTTCATGCACGCGATAGAAGTCGCTCACCGAAAGCCGCCCGGCGCTTTCCTTGGTGGTCATCTCTTCCAGAAACACGCCAACCGGGTCGGCGGCCTCCAGAAGTTGCGCCTTGAGCCGGGTCATCGGCTCGGGCAGGTCGATGCCTTGGCGCATGAAGTCCTGAAACCCGGCGATCAGCCAATTCAGGATGCCCGAGCCCTCGGCCCGCAATTCGGCCTCAACCTCACCCTGCGCGCGTTGTTTCTCGGGCGGTAGGGCGCGCAGGTTGACGTCGAAGGGGACGAAGACCAGCCGGCGGCGGGTGCCCTCATCCTCATCCTTGATTTTCGGGGTGCGGTTACAGGAGATGATCGGGATACCGGTTGGCGTCCAGAAGAACGGGTCGGCATAAAGCCCCCGGCTCATCCGGCGGTCGCCGCCGGTCAGCCCCTTGATCTTTTTGGCCGAGAGCACATCCCGAGCGCCGGGCTCGGTGGCGATATAGGCACGCGCGCCGGGCAGATCGGCCTCCTCGGGGGTGGCAGCGCTGGCAGCGGCGTTGCCGGTCTCGAGAAACATTTCGATTTTGCAGGGCGCGGCATAGCCATCGCGCCGCCCCAGCACATGCGAAAGCGTGTTCAGCAGGGTCGATTTGCCATTGCCACCCGGGCCGCGCAGAAGCACGCAAATCTGTGCCCGGTTTTCGCCAAAGAGCGCGGCGCCGAGGATGCGTTGCGTGCACTCCCGAATGGCCTCATCCGGGATGATGAGTTTCATGAAGGCTTCCCACTTCGGGCAGCGCGCGCCCGGATCGAAGCGCACGCCGCCGCATTTGGTCGGCAGCTTGGAGCGATCGGTGGGCCGCAGCCACGCCAGTTGGCTTGCGATCAACTCGGCCTCGGTGGCGCCATAGGGCCGATCCCATTCGATGATGGCGCGCAGATCAAGGTCGCCGTTGGGAAGCACCATGGTCCACGGGTCCGCGTCCATGTCCTCGACCTCGGCACGGCGCTGGTGCTCGCAGGTTTCGAGCGCGCTTTTGACCTTGGCGGCATTGCCGCATTTGGTGGCGTGCTGGCGCAGTTTGGCGGCGGCGGCAAAGCCCATCATCTGGCGCGCGTCATCCGGGTTGCGCACGAAGATGGGCGGGCGCTTACGGGCGCAGGCTTCAATAAACTCCTCCACCTCCTCGGGCGCCGGATCATAGTTGGCTTGCAGATATTCGGCCTCCTCAAGCACAAGCTGGCGCAGCCGGTGGCCGATCTCGCGCGCGGCGAGATTGCCCGAGCGGAAGGAGTAGCGCGTGCCATCCCAGACCGCCCAGCCCTTGCCCGAGACAAACACCAGATCCTCGCCATAGGTGGACAGGATGCGGGCGGCGTTGTCCTCATCGTTCATCTCAAGTTCCAGCCGCTCGGCCAAGGTGAGGGCCGAGGCGCGGGGGCGAAAGGCGAGGTTAGACAGGTTGCCCATGCGGGAGCCTCCGGGGGTGTGGGGTCATGCGGCGGTGAGGGGCGGCGGCGGTCAGGCGCCGAGTTCACCCTGTTGGGCGAGGTCCGCAAAATCGTCGTCGTGGTCCCAGTGCCCCCGGGGGATGGCCAGACGGGCGCCCTGCGCGCAGGCGGCGCCGATCTTGGCAAGGGCGCGCTCGGCATGAAGCCGGGCGGTCTCGGGGCAGCGCGCCGAGGGGTCGGCGCAGATGGTGGCGCGGGTGACGCCCTCGGGGGGCATCCAGCCGGGGCGCGGGGCATCGGCATCGGGCAGGGGCGAGGGCAGGCGCTTGCCGGTGCGCGCACTCTTGCCGCGGGCGCCCTTGCCTTCCGGGCCGGCCAAGGCGCCAAGCGAAAGTGCCGCCTCAACCTGCGCCGTGAAAGCCGGGTTGCGCAGACGGGTGGCCGAGAGCACCGCAAGCGTGGTTTCGATGCCCTCGCCGACCACCACCAGCGCACCGCGGGGCTCGGCCAGCACAACCGGTTGCCCGAAAATCTCGCCGGTGCGCCCGCGGAATTTCTTCGGGATCTTTTCGCCGGTGGTGAAGCGGGCGCGGCCCCGGGCCGGGTCGGCGGCGTCCAGCCATGTGAGATGCACCCCTGCAAGCCGCGCCCGCCCGATGAAACCGACCATCGCCGGCCCGCGGTGCACCACCCGTTGCCGGCCCTCATCGTCGGCTTGGTAGAAGGCGAGGTCGGGGTGCAGCCGCAGGGTTGGCGGCACGCCGCCAATCGCCTGCAGAGAGATACCGCGGCCATCCAGATAGGCCCGCAGCCCCGGGGCATCGGCCTGCGCGGCGCGCCAGATCGCCCGGGCCTTGGTCACGCCACGCTCCGCGGCCTGCGCCGCCTCGGCCTCGGCTTGGCGCTGCCGCGCAGCGGATTGCGCCTTGAAAGCGGCGATGCGGGCGGGATCGGCGCTGCGCTCGATGCCCTCGCCATCGGCGAGCCGGCGCACCGCGGCGGTGAAGGTCAGGCCATCCCGGGCCATGAGGAAGT